AATACAAACCAATTGCATGAGAATCAAAACCTTGATTCGTGAAATTAGTAGTATCAACAAGTTCTGCTTTTGAATTTACAGAAATGTTGGTTGCTGGAAGATCATTTGCAAAACCAGAAAGCCTGACTCTTCCATTTTTACCCGATAAAATAGCCATTTTTAAATCTCCTTGGATTATAACTAGTAATCGAAATTTTTAACCTAATTTGTAATCAGCAAAGTTTACTGTTGGTGTAGCAGAAGGAATCAAAGTTAATTTGATCTTTTGTACATCTTTAACAGCAACATCGTAAGTCACTTGGGAAACAGTACAATTTTCAAACACAAATTCGGTTCCAGCATTGCTTGATGCTTTGTATTCATTAGTTGCTAATGATGATTCTGTACTGGTTGGCAATCCAACTGGAGAGGTAAATGGTGCTAAACCAAGAAATCCATCCCTATTACCATCTGGAGAAAGCTTTAGATCGCATTTCATGCCAGCAAATATAACAGGCATATTTGGTGAATGAGTTCCACCATCAAAATTACCTTTGTCATAAACAGCTTCTACAGTTATTTCAGCACTTTGAATTCCGTCTGAAAGAACTACAAATCCTCTACCATTGTAATTACTTGCATCTGGAGTATCATGCTTTGTAGCGATAGAAACAGATGTACAAGGAAGAAATATTGGTGTTAAATCGTCAGTTCTTTCTATGTAAAGACTGGCAATTTTACCTGTTAGAAAAATATTGTCTATTGCAGCCATTTTTAACTCCTTAAATTAAACTATACCTTGTTCCATGAAACCATATGATACCTTAAAACCAGTCACATTGTAAACTGTATTCGGGTTGTTATTGACCGAAAAAGGTTGAATCCCCTTGATGTTTATTCTTGTAGGACTTAGTGATCCTGGAAATTGACTTATTTGAAATATTTGTTTTCTTATTTTGTACCTGTCATCGAGATCGGTATAAGTTAAATCTCTAGAGTATTCTTGAATATAATAAACCCTGACAGAATATATGTACTCAGATATACCACCAAAAACTTCTATTCCAAGTTCTTCGCCTTCTTCAGAAGGTGCTATTACTATGCATGGGAATGCATCCGATTCTCTGATAACAGCACCCTTCCGCTTGTATATTATCGTGTAACCAAAAGTAGTCAAAGTGGTGGCTAATGTGTCAATGATAGTGGTGTACCGATCATTGACATTTGCTGCCATAATTGGTCTATTTTTGCTAAAAACTCTTTTGTTCATGTTTAGCTCTGTTGAGTACAATCGAGTCCGTAATATTCTCTGTTCCCAGAGTTATCAATGCTGTTTACATAGTACTTGACTAATGCAGCATCTGTTATTTCGCAATCAACCATTGGCTTAAATGGAGTTATGTTTGCCTTCCAAACTAAAAACCTTGTGATGTTTTCAATTTTAGCTACACCACTCTGATCGGTATAAGCTAAAGTCATCGCTCTTCTAAATCCGTAACTGGTCGTTGTTGGGCTAGCATCTCCAGGGTTTTTTAAACTTAGTGCTTCTGGATTGTCGAATACATGGAATTCCTGAGACAGATTTAGCGTAGGCATAAACACCTCTTACATGAATTGCGTTTTAAATATTTGGGGATTCACATAAGTGAGCAGTTTATTTACTTGCGTAATGTGCTGCAAGGTTTGCTGTCTCCATTCTGTCCTAGAAACAGCAACACCTTCCCATGAATAAGAAGGTTGAGGACTGGCTGAATCAGCCACCAATGCGTTTATGTAGTTGTCTCGTATAGTCAGGAGGTTTTCGGCTGGAGTTGGCATAATCACCTCTTAAAAAGAAAGTCAGGGGCCAAGAACTGACCCCCAACTTTAGGGTAGGAAGGACTAAGCGGGAAGACCTTGAACCACATAGCGTGGATCAGTAACACCAGCAGAACCCCACCAAGATGCTTTAATCGCAACAGCGATATCTTGGTTGAATTCGGCCCAATTATTGGCTGGTGCTTGAACAACTTCCATAGGCTTGGCTTCTCGCCATACGAAAGCCTTCTTGAAGTTACCCAAGTAAACATACTTGTCTGCGGTTGCAGCAGCAACACCACTAGTTACCAACAGGTTTCTCGCATGAGCGGATGTGAGAAGACCATAGTTGTTATCAAGTGGGTTAGGACTTTCCAACTGCTCGACTTCGCCAGAAGTGGCATAAGGCCCATTCTTGCTAGTAGTCTGAGGATTCAAAATCCTGCTTGCAGTATATTTCTGGAAAGGCATAACAAGCATTTGCATACCAGGGCCAAAGATGTCGATTGGCTTGCCAGTATTGGGATCTCGCATTTGGTAGAACAATTGCTCTAGCGTGTTGATAGAAGCAAAGTTGCTCAAGGCATAAGAAGTAACCTTGTTTGCAAAACCAAAGGTCATACCACTTTGGTTAGCAGTAGCTGAATAAGTACTCAAGGTTGATTCTGAGCCAGTAGCAGTACCATAAACATAGCTACCTGTGAGGCCGAGTACTGTGTTGAGAATTCTCTCTTCACGCACTAGACCGCAATAAGTACCTACGGATTCGGCAGATGCCAAAGCTTGCGAGGTCTTATCCGAATAAATCATTTCTGCGGTAATTGCACAAATTCTACCCACCTTTTCGATGGCTGGAAGTCGTACATAATTACCAGAGAACTGAGTTTGTGGATAAGGCATACCGGGTTGAACAACCTCTGGAGAAGGACTGATGTCGCTCAACCAAGGGATGATCTCGCTAGCAAGGTTTTGACCAGCAGGGATGGTCGATACAAGTTGATCACCAATGAATGATGCCAATTTGTATTTTTCTTGAACAGTAGTGATAAGGATCTGACCAGTAATGGCAGCAAAGTTAGAAGCATCAACTGCTTCGGTTGCTTCCATAAAGGTTCGCTCAGGGCCATTGAAACGATTAAGCTGTTCGGCCCAATCATCGCCAATGATACCTTCAGCAAGACCTCTAAGGGAGATTCGGTTTACCGAAATATCGCCTTTGCTGATAGATTCCGAAAAGAATGCTTTGGTTTTTGCCAACCCATTTTGCTGGCCAAATTCCTTCAGCTTTTTACCTAAACTCTTCATGCTATTCTCCTAAAAAAGTTGTGGTTACTTAGCCACAGGGTTTTGACCAGACAACAATTGGAATTTTACTACGCCAGTACCCGCAAGGGCTTCAACAACTCGACCAACAGCTAAAGCAGCGGAAGCAACTTTAACCAAAGATTGGGGCTGAAGAACATTAGATACTGCTGTTGGGCCTACAAAATCCCCAACGAGAAGGGCAGTACCAGTATAATCGCCTTGGAAAATACCAGAGCAATCTACACGAATCTGATTGGCTACAGAATTGCCGTATACAAGTGCTGTATTTGCAATCTTAGCTTGACCAGAAACACCTAACAAAGCACTTGCAAACGCAGTTTGAGTGGTTGCTAAGTCGGTAGTCCAAGCGAAATCAGAAGCGGAAATAGCACTACCCGAAGATAAAGCTACTAGATCGCCAACTGCAATCGCCTTGTTGGTGGCAACTGGAGCCACCACAGGATTAGTCGCATTGAAACTGTAAGTAATCGCCATTGATAGGACTCCTTAATGATGGCTTACTTGCCAAGGACATTTTCACGGAACTGTTGATAATTCGACTCGCCTTGGATTGCAGTCGAACTAACTGGCTTAACACTAGCTCTAACAAGAGCAACCTTTTTCCTGTCTTCAATCGCTTCTGCCCACATCGTTTCACCGATAGCGGAAAGTTGCTTTACGAACACAGGGGTCGGCTCCAATTTACTTTCTCTAAGCAAAGAAAGTATTTTTTCTTCATTGATCTTTTCGGCTTTCCATTTGCGAAGGTCTTCAAGTTCTTTCAAAGATTCTTCAAGTTCATCTTCGGTTGGATCTTCTTCAGTATCATCAACTTTAGCTTGTGCTGGTGTGCCAGAAGTAGGATTGCCTGTTACATCTGAGGTTTCAGCGGTCATATCACCACCGAGGCCAGTTGCAGCAGCAATAAGATCAAGAATCATCTTGCCTTTTGCCGAACCTTCACCTGGGCCAACGCAAATTTCCATAATTTTCTTGAGCATATCAGAAGCTGGTTCTTCTTGAGCCGGTGCAGCAGCAGGTGCTTCTGTGGGTGCAGCATCTGGAACCTCTTCCTTATACATTTCCTTGACAGGATTTTCTTCGGTCATCATTTTGTCATTTTTCATTGCAGTCTCCTTGGATTCAAAAATGGTGGTGGTAGTTGCAGGGTTAGCAACTAGATCCACCGATCTTACTCTGTCGATTCGGACAACTCTTTCTGTACCATCTTGATCTGGAATCGATTTTCCACTAACGAGATGGGAAAAGCCTACATCACCGAGGCCATTATTTTCTGCGAACCACAAAAACGAATCAATCCCATCAGCATGGGGGTTGTATCTGAAGTCAGCGTATAAACCTTCGGAGGTAAAACGGACATTTTGAAGCCATCCTAGCCGATCAGAAAACAAAGGTGCTTCGGTTTTGTGGTCTTTATTTACTGGAGCGTTTTCGTATAGCGGAACCGCATCACGAATCGCTTTTGGATCGTAGATTCTGCCATTCATTGAGCTAAATCCAAGGACTTTTACACCGTAAACAATGCACTTGTTTCGGTCTACTACGCCAGGTTTATTTTCGATGACGGCATTCATAATACGATATTACATCCAATCGTCTAGTGTTGTCAACAATTATCCTGTTACAGTCGATGTTTTTGGTGCTTTTGCAGCGGGAAGGTTTGGTGGTGGTTCAGTCGAGTCAAGTTTTTCTGCTGAAGAACTTGACACAGGTTGAACTGGTTCGGGTATCTTAACCACTACATCACGAAACATAAGATCGATGATCTCAGGTGTGATGGCAGGGAAGGATGCTCTCGCAATCGCCTTGCCACTTTCCATTGGAATCTCACCGATAGTGCATCGATGAATAATATCGACAAGGTTTGCGATCTGTGCCCCATTGAGAGCAGAATCTTGAACTTGCTCGCCACCACCAATGCCTTGGGTAGCATTTCCAGACTCAACTCTTGATGAAGGATTCATCGGATCAATTTCCGTTGCACCCTTCTTCTCGTCAACAATTGGTTTGATGAAGTTTGATGCTTCGGTATCGTTATCAAGACCTAATTCGGAGCGAATTGTCTGAATAGACTTCACACCCATTGAATGGTACACATTGTTCATCTCCGCTTCCTTCTGATGCTCTCTTGATTGAAGAGAATACGCTTCAGAAGTTATCTTAATGTTCTTAAGAATCTCTTTTGGGATGATTCCGTGTTCGGAAGCAAGGTGAATCTGTGACCAAGCTAGAGACTTGTTTGGCTCAAATCGACATTCGGCCAAGGATCTTCCAACGATCCCTTGCCATCGTTCAAATGTTCTTCGTGCTGGTGCTTCTGCAATAAGTGCCGAAGAGTAGTTATTGTTACTTGCATCTCCTGACATGAGGGTTTCGCTGATCCCAAATCGTGTTGCAAGTGATCGCAAGTTGGCTTGCAAAACTTGGATAAGTCCAGCAGCGTCAACATTCGCCCCAGGGAATTCGTAGTCGATGTTCGCTGGTGCTGTGATGATTGATCCATAGCCAAACCTCTCCAATCCAATATTCTCTGTTGCACCCATATTATTGCTGCCACCAAGGGTAGCATCAATCTGTGAGTCAACTAAAGAAGCCATTGAGTCA